TGCTGTAGCCGGTCAACTATCTCGCACGGAATCATAACATGACTCTTTTGAATAGTTACAGGTTTATTGGGATTCATTGATATCACAGTTTGCATTAACCCTAAACCAGTTGCGCTGGGGACCACTGTCATTGGTTTCGATACGATATATGCAGTTGGTGTTTCTTCAACTAGCTTCGCTAATACTTCTTCTGAAGTAACAAGTTTCAAACAGATTACTTCTCCTACACTAATTCCTTTTGTTATAAGCATGTCGATCCCTTTAAATAAGTTCGCACGAGTTACCTGTGCATGATAATGTTTGTGATCCTTCGGTTTTGTCTTCGTGCTCATTGACTACAAACTGATCCCAGTTAATCTTCGGAGTAAGTTTTAACTGTTCTTCATATTCTGCCTTTGAAATCGGTTGATACGGTGCTTGAGCATAGGTATGTTCGCTATACGGCAGGAACGATATTCCACCGATCTCATCAAAGTGTTCGTACACCCATGCACCGACTTTCATCCATTCGTGCTCACGTACATATACGGTTATAGACACGGTATGCTCTGCCCAATTACGGTAAAACATCAAGTAATGCTAAACACCCAGGTTTTATCTGGTTTAGTAACTTCGTCTTCACACTTTATCCCTTGCTCTTTAAGAAACATTCCGATCGGATCAAGTTTGTCGCTGCGAACAGTTCTAACATAATAATGAGAGTAACGAGGATGAATTCCCGATGAACTATCTACTAATTGTGATACCGTGCCCGACGGCTTCGTTGTTGTTACGGCTACAGATTGGTTAATGCCTAACTTCTCTGCCCATACCTTGTTTGTTTCGATTGCACATTCTTTCATTTTCGTTAACCAAGTTACTGCTTCATCGTTAACGTATCCTAGAACCTGATGGTCCATAATGCCGGTTAGTGACACTCCCAATAGACGTTCCTCTTCTGCGTTCTTCTTCCAAATGTTTCTTAGATACCTAAACGTAGTTAAACTAGACTGAAACGTACCTACGATAGTAGCAAGTTCTACTTTCTTCAATAATGACTCTAAAGTGTCATGTTCGCGAATAATTACTTCAGATAAGTTGCAAAATCCGGCTGATCTTAAGAATATTTCACAATTATGCACTAACACATCATTTGCAAAAAAGTTGCTTGTTTCTGGGACAGTAAAATCATATACATCTTCGTGCCCATCTTCTTCTATTATTAACATTAAAATTTCTCCGTCATAGTTTGGTTAATTAACTCAATTATTGATTTTGGTTTTGCATCGAAAGTAAATATCATTCCCGCATAATTATTTTTCTTAGCATAATCAAATGCTCCGTTTATTTTTACACTTAAATATTGTTTCTTGTTCTTCTCTAATAAAAATCCTTTTGTTTCTAGTATATACGTTTTCCCATTGTAAGTAAATATGAAATCTGGTTTATATGTTGTGTTTTCTAATACGATGCGAAACGGTTCGTAGTCCCAAGAAATTTTATTTGCTTCAAAAAAATCTATATAATTAGATTCATACGACGATCTGGTTAGAACATAATCAAGACCTCTCTTATGAAATATAAGATCTGTTTTGTCTATACGTTTAAATATTTTTGATCCACAAACATCAGAACAATACAACGCATGATGCCATGCTTTCCACTTGTATCGTAACTGCATTAATTCTTCAGTGGGCAATAACACGATTTCATCATACGTAATTTTACTAAAAGTGTCTTCTAACTTGTGTTTTTTGATAAAATTAATTATGCTTTTAGCAATAACCCGAGGGTTGAACTGTTTCTTAGACTCATATTGACTATTTAAGTTAATAACATCATTGTCATTCAAGGTTGCTACTTCGTCATATCCAACTGTTTTTAACTTTTTTCGTAAAAACGAAATAGTATTAACCTCTTTATTGTGCAATTTTCCCTTTTTCATTAACGTTGCGTTAAATGCTGCGTTTTGCCCAGACGCTGCCAATGCTGACATAAATTTAGAATGTTCTGGGCGTTTTTTACCATACAAAAAGTTACATTCTTTATTTCCGCAGTATCCGTCGAATTTTACACCCAACACAGCTTGTGAAGATCTGAGAACTCGTTTTGGTTTGCCGCAGCCACACAGCATTTGTTCTATTGTCCACTTTTTATTAACCAAATAATGGTCTACTACGTTCACATCGATACCCGATAATGCAATATATTCACTTTTATTCATGTGACAACCCTTGTGTTTTATACTATTATTTATCTTTTTAAAATAACTCACAAGGGTTATCACCTTCTTTATCCGATTAATAATTCGTCATCTGGTTTAATATCTTTTGCCATAATATAACCTCTATTCTTAGTATAAACTAGATGATCTTCTGTTACTCGTATAAATTTATTAGTTTTTGTATCGGTTATTTTTAATATCTTAGCATTATTACGAGTCAATGTTGCTGTGGTTACTTGATTGAATTCTGCTTCATTTTTTTCTAAATTAAACGATCTAATATATATATCGTCGCCACGTTCGTACAATGCAACAGCATCGTCAACGGTCATTCTATATTCAATTTCATTGAGTTTAATATCAACTATCATATCACCAGAAACACAACAAGGATTTGCCCCCAGGAACATCTCTTCTGCCTTCTTGGCATCTCGTCTACCCAGCTTCTTTATTTTATGCAACGCTGCTTGACGATTAAAGATACCACGCTCACCAGATTTAGATTCATACAACGACTTCCATTCTTGCATAAACACTCCCATATCGGGTTTTTCTGTATATGCAACAGAATTGTTAGCAAGAGCACGTTGAGGATTGTCTATCCACCATTGCCCGTTTTTAGCACTTCGCATCCTGTCGTCAGATAAGTTCGACAAAGAAATCTGCGCTGATCTCCTTACACCACCTACGACAATTGCAGATGCTATGCTGTTTAGAATATCGTGACATTCAATTGACTGCAATTTACGGCCAGCAGCGTTTCTAAATACGCGAACTGTGAACTTAAATAACTCTTCCAGTGGTGTGGGACCAGAGCTTCTACCACCGAACGTCTTCAACGGCGCGCCAGCAGGACGCAATGCGGTTAGGTCCCACTTCGGCACTTGGCCAGAGTATAGCATTGCAATCAACTCTCTAAACGCCGACGACCATCCAATTTTCGAATCTCTCACCTTTATTACAGTATCAGTTTCGTGAAAATCCTCAGAGACTGCCGGCAATCTAGATACTGCTTGTCGTTCAACTGAAAACCCCACTCCTGATCCACAGTTATGCACGAGTGCGCCATTGCTTAACACAAAATTATGATTGATCGGAACGGTAATGTCCCAATAATTTCTTTCGTCTTTGATTATACTCTTCTTAATTATCTTCATTATTTTTCCTTTTTATATTGCCTCTCGTCCATCCAACCGGATCTTCTCCTGGGGTAAATCTCTTTACTATTATACCATTATTAAAATTTACTTTACCTTTGTTGGCTAAACTAATTTTATCCTTTACGTCTTGTCTCTTAGATGGATTGTTGTTCCCGCTTGTTTGCGGCCGAGCTACACCAATTTGTGCTTTACTAATTTTATCCTTTACATCTTGTCTCTTAGACGGGTTATTGTCTCCCCAATGAGAGGTTTTACCCAAATTTCCTAATACCCATCCTAGTGGTTCTGTCCCAGGACGAAACCTCTTAACTATTGTTCCGTTGTTATAATATTTTGCACCTTTACCTGAGTCTGGAATTTGTCCAGGTAATCTACCTCTAATCCATCCTAGTGGTTCTGTGCCCGGTGTGTATCTGTATTCTGCCGTTTGATTGTTAAAATACTTCTTACCTCTTATACTAGAACTCGTGTATTTCTTTAATTTAGTCTCTACTGTATCTTTTTTACCTGTACGTGCGTTACTTAGATTCTGTTTATGTGAGTCAGTAAAAGGTAATTGCTTATACTCTCCCAAGACTCCCCATTTAAATGCATGAGGGCATGTATTTTTTTGATTATAGTAATTAGTATCAAATACTGCATTTAGTTCGTTTATAATATCAAATTCTTTCTGATATAATTCTTTTGCAGAATTGAACTCGAAGTGCAGTATTTGTCTCTTAAATGAATCGATCCCGTATTTGTTAATTGCAGCCACAAAGTATGT